GCTTTTGGAACTAACGCAATCATTACTGGAATCGATAGAAAGATAAAAAGAATAACTGTTTCAGTAACCAACGCTACTGCTGGAGATACATACTTTTCTGCACAAGTACCTAGTGTAAATGTTTGGATAGAAAGTCAAAATGACTATGCAAACTATTTCTCAAAAGTTCCTTTCAATGGCAAAATATTTCCTACTGGCAAGGTAAAGATATATGCAGAACCAACCTTTGACGCTAACGGAAATATTGTCGATGGTGATGTTGCAAAGCATGGTCGTATGCAATTTGGAACAGGTGTGCACGGTATTGGAAAGATGCTTCCAGCAACTCACACAGTATTAAATAGCAATAATGAATGGGTAGACAGTAGCAAAGCAAAAGCATTTAAAATGGAGTCTAAGTGGATTTTTACAGGAAACCACAGATACGAACAAACAAAATATGTGTTTACAGGTTCTGGAGCATCTGGTCAAAACGTTATTACGCTTCCAACTGGTGACACAGGGCTAATATCAAAAGGATGGATTCCAACAGGTACAGGTATTCCAACAGGAAGTGTTGTAGAAACTGTAGCAACAAACAAACAAAGTTTTACAATCAGCAAAAACTTAGTAACATCCGCTGGAACAGTTACCGTTGTTGACAATGTGCTAGATACCTCGCCAACAATAGGTGCTATAACTTCTCTTACACAAAAACCAAAAGTAGAATATATGGTAAAGGATATGTTTGACACATCCTACTTTACAGAATCTTCAGCAACTAAAACAATCAATGATACAGTTGGAAAAGGAAGTGGTCAAGCATCAGCAATTTATATAACAGGTGTTGCACCAGCAAAACCAACGAACGATTATATCTCTTATGTTTTTAAAGACTACAGCAGCATAGTGCCTAAAGCAGATGTGTTTGGGACAAGAATGAGAATTTTGGGTACATCCAAAAAAGACTCTCAAAGTCCTATCGGTGCAGGAGCAATCAACACTATTACTAATAAAGATGGAAGTTATCTAGTAACTGGCACAGGTGGTGGTATTGGAATACATGTAGACACTTCTACAAACGGACAGAATACAGGATACTACTTTGAAATCACAGCACTATCATCACAAACAATACTTGAAAAGACTAGTACAAATAATACTGTGGACACAATACCAAACGTATTTTTCTACAAGGTCTTAAGAAACAGTTCTGGAGTTGCTGTTCCAATTACTCTATTGCACACAACAGCACCAATACTTGTAGACGATGGGCTATTCCCTGGAATGGCTAGAACAACTGGAGAAGGTGCTCCTACTGTATACGATTTGTCAATTAAAACTGAAAAAATAGGTAAAACAATAAAGTTCTATCTTTACATAAACAATAAGATTGTTGGTACAGTTATAGATGAAAGCCCAATAAAGTCAATTTCAACAAATAAGAATATTGCTCTTTTTGTTCGTGGCAAAGGAAAGTCAATGTTTGAGCATGTCTATGCTATTCAGGATTCTGGTTCTTCTCAGTATCAAAAAGAAAACTCTCAAGAAAGTAGATTGCTGTCTGTAACAAAAGAAACATTTAACTCTCAGCCATACAGAAAGAACTTGGTAAACCCATCTGTAATCGATATGTTTATTGCTAACGTAAGCACAAGCGGTGAGCAAAGACAGAACGTATACTACGAGGAGTTTGGAACAATCATGCGTGAGTGTGCATATTTTAATGTTAAATATGATAAGGCTTATCCAGCACTTTACTCAAAGATATCTCCAACGTTTAATGATAAGCAGGGGTACGTTGTTTCTGGATTTAGGTCAAACCCATATACTGCCGAGTTCCTTGTGTTTAACGTAACAGACTTTGCTTTGAACTTAGACGAGTCTACAGGAAACTATCTAAGAATCCAGGGTATTGCATTTACTCAGCAATCTTCTCACGAACTAACAGTAGACGAATACCTATCTAAGACTAGTAGCCTAAACAACTATGGAAACTATTCCAGCATAAACAACAAGTATGTTGATATCCAGAACAATAGAAACACTTATGGAAACAAAGACTTTTCTGTAGAAGGAACATACATTCAAAGCATCGATATGGCAAACAATCTTATGAAGTGGATGGTAGATAAGGTTATGGTTCCTAAAAAATCTATGTCCTTGACAATCTTTGCAAACCCAATGATTCAGTTGGGGGACATTGTTAAGGTAAACTACACCGTAGATGGTGTACAGCAAGTTCCAAATTCAAGATTTGTAGTGTACAACACAGAGTATCAGAGAAGTCCAGAAGGACCATCTATGACACTATATTTAAGTGAGGTAGTATAATGAGTGATAAAGACGCAAAACCAAAAACACGCAATAAAACTATCTTTAGATATTTAGACAAGAATCCAGTAAGGGTAGCAACATCTAATCTGTTTATAGACACAGAGAGCGTACCTGTTGACTATATGGTTGGAGTTATATTTGCTGAGATTGGTGGACAAGAACTAATCAACTATTCAATGACGGAACTGTCTGGCAATGAGAATACTTCCCCTATCAAGGACATTTCCAGCATCAACGACAAGTTTAGTCCATATAACATTTTGTCAACAAATAGGCGTTCTCAAAATGCCAGTGTCCCTGGTGCTCCAGAATTTACATTAGATTTATTAGACTATACTTTAGAGGTAAGTGATGAAACATCCTTTGTTAACACTGACGAAGCCGCTTACCTTAGAGATGTTGCTCTAACCAATGAAAGTGTGTCTATAGATTCAGTTTGGCAGAACATTCTGATAAGCCTCGATGATTCTGCAGAGGGACTACTTTTGGAGTTGGATTTTGTTAGGTTTGGAGAGACACTGTAGTGTGTTATAATAGGATATAATGATTACTTCAAGAGGACGAGACATATTAGCCAAGTATTTAGTTGGTCAGATTCCAACATATGCATCACACATTGCTATTGGCTCTGGACCTATACCAACGATTACCCCAGGAAACTATATAAATAAAACAGAGTTAGATTTTGAAATGGGAAGGTTCCCTATAACTTCTAGGTCGATTGTTGCAGATAGGGTTTCTGTCTCTGCATCCAACATAGCAACCACAAATACTGGTCAAACATACACGATTACTGTAGCATCTCATAATTTTTATGTTGGTCAAAAGGTTGTTCTTGCTAACTTTCCAACGTTTACCGATGCAACAACAGCAGAGGTTTATTCCCCAAGTGATATCCATAGCATATTGGCTACTACACCAACAACAATAACTGTTGATTTTAGATATGTTGGAAGCCAGAGTGCAACTAACATTACAACAACATCAAAAGCATCGCCTGGAGCAACCGTTTCTGGAATAGTAAAACAAATATCTCTTACAGCAGAATTACCATATGCTGGTAGATATGAGGTAACAGAGATAGGTATATATTCTAGTGCTGACAATCCGTATGTTTCTGGGGTACCTAGTCAGATACTATCAAACTTCTTAAGCACAGAAGACTGGCAACTATGGACAAGTTCAACAACTTCTTTTGCACCATTAGTAACATATTCAACCATTGGTGTTTCTAATGCTATAACTGTGGTAGAAAAAGCCTTTAGAACAGACTCAAATAATGTATTCTTTGATTCTACTATTACTGATGCCTTAGCCAAAAGTAGAATCACAAGGCACGAAAGACCCAGGTTCTTGCAAGATACTGTGGTTATTGCAGGAAATCTATCGGATTTCTCTAACTTGAATACCGCAACTGGAGACTTTATTTCGTTAAGAGATTTTCCAATAGACCTTTCTAAAAATAATCCAGATGATGAAATAAGAATAGCCTACTCTTTAATTAATAGTGTTTCTGTGCCTAGCCAAACCCCAAAAAGTATAAACATAATGCTAGAATTTGTAACTAAAAATGGACTTGATTATGCTGAATATCATTTTAGAGATACTGATGCAACCAGCCTTATATCTGGAACAGGACCATATACCTCTAATAGATATCGTGTAAAATCATTGCCAATATCTGGAGGAAACCTTTCTTCTGGATTTTCTTGGGCAAATGTTGGCTCACTTAGAATCTGGGCCAGTGTTGAATCAGCAACAACATATGCAGGTACTGTACTAACAGACTTTGACATCTGCCTAGATGCTATAAGACTTGAAAACAAATCAAATACCAATCCACTGTATGGTTTAGTTGGATACATGGTTACTGGAACAAATCCTTATGGAGATATTCTTCCAATAGTAAAAAATGATAGTATGTCTCATCAAGTAGAGTTTAGATATATTATTGGAGAAACAGATAATGTCTAGAGAAATGCAAATTCCAATTAACGAATTTGATTATTTTACATCTGACGGAACTTATGCTGGGGTAAAGTTTAGATATCGCCTTAAGGAAGATAGCACAGACACTAATGTGTCTCAGTGGTCAGAGCCAGTAGAATTAGTTTTTAAAAATTCAGATAATGTAAACATTTCTTTATCGGAAACAAATGGCTATGACTTTCCAACATCAATATCCAGGACAAATCCAAGCACTAGCCTTGTATGGAATAGTGTGAATAAAAAAATGATGCCAAGCCAGATAGACCAAATTATTTCTCAAACATCGGTTGCATCTTTGTTTACCCCTATTCCAAAGAATGACCTGTATAGGCTTTCGTGGATTACCCCAGAAACATTTAACATTGGAAAGTTTGATATTTTTCAGTCTTGGAGAGGGGTTGCCTATGTTCATCCAACAGCAAATATCTCTACTCCAACTCAAACTAGTTCATACATTGGAACGATAACTCTTTCTGGAACAAATGCAACCATTAAAGGTCAAACATTAAAATCTTATTATGACTGGTACCTGTCATTTGTTGGCGAAGACCTTCCTCTCTATGCAAGCAAAGGGACAGTAACTCCAGGTAATACGTTTGTTGTTACTGGATATTCAGGTACATCAACTTTTTCCGTAAGGTCGGATGCAGATTGGGTTTCGAGCGGAACCCTTAGAAACATTTCAACACTAAATGTTTTCACTACTCCAGAATATGTTGCAACAGTCCCAACAAACACCTATGAGTTTTCCAGAAAAATGGTATCAAATAAAGTTTCTGCAACTCTGATTGGTACAGACAGAGATGTAGTGGTTCCAAACTCTGGCTCATCTATTGTTAATTTAAATGAAGATGTCGCAACATCTGGGCTTGTTCCTGGAATGAGATTGCAAAAAATTTCTGGAGATGGAAGATTTAGCACAGACAACGCAATAATTTCCCAAATAGATTATCAAAATAATCGACTGTTTATATCTGATTCTACTGGAGAAACAAATGTTCTTGCAGGACCTTATACAATCTCTAGCGTTCAAAATCCTACTGGTGGAGTTTGGATTGCAACTATAAACTCTTCTGACCTTGGTACAAATTTTGAAGTTGGATATATGATTGGTGCTACCGCAGGAACTGGAACATTAGGAGATGGAATTGTTAGAGTTACGTCAACAAACAATGCCACACAAATCACTATTCAATCTAATTCTGTTATTACTGCTGGAACAATTACAAATCTTGCAACTATCTATAGAAAAAATCATCCTGTGTCTGGATATATAGAGTTTGTTGGAGACGCAAACACACAGTTTGATGTAGCAAACTATGCTGCAACTATAAAGCACAACTGTATGACTCAACTTTTTTGTCAAAGCATTATTGCTGCTCCAACAAAAGACAGAAATTACTCAAATTTGTATACTGTTCTGTCTGTCTCAGAAAGCCAGTTTTTATATACTGGAGGGTTGGGGCAAATAACAGGTGCGGCAGGCTCTGCAACTCCATATAGAGCAACAATATCTGTAATGAATATGCCTTGGCAGGCTTCGGCAAATACCGCTGGGCTTAGAATATATGCCAATCCAATACCAACTATTGCTATTACTGGAGTAACTCCATCTTCTCCTTCTGCTGGCAAGGTAACCTATACTGCAGTCAATGGCTTAAACGTAGGAGACTCTGTAACCATAACAGGTCTTAGTCCATCTGGATATAATGGTACTTTTACTGTAACAAATACATCATCTTCGACTTTTGCTGTGACAAATGCAACAACAACAACACCAACCGATGTCATTGGAACTGCATCTGGCTCTACAGGTTCTTTTGGTAGCGGAGAGGTCAAGGTTGCTAGATATGTTTCTGGAAATTCTATAGAGATTATTTCTACCGCACCAATCACCAATGGTTTTATCTATGGAATCAGACTCTAGTGTGGTATAATTAAAACATGGCACAAGTACCTTCATTACCAAGCAATGGGCAACCAATAGACACCCAGTACATTTATGATATCGTCAGTTCTTTGATTAGCATAAATGGAGAGTTGGCAACAACTGGATATTCTGATGTACAGGCATCAAATGTTAAAACAAATAATCTTAGATTCCAGGCATTAAGTCAAAACGTTGTAAACAGTGCAACAGTTTCTAAGGATGCACCAACTAGTGGTCAAGTATTTTTTAAGACACCGTTTACCCAGACACCGATTGCTACAGCAACGCTAGTTTCTAAAACTACATCTTCCCAAGGAGCAACATTGACAATTACAGGGGTAGACAATTCTGCTGTATACTATACAGTAAATTACACAACAAAGGGAAAAACAACCCTAGATATAAATGTTATTGCTATTGGAGTCTAATGGCTGCTATGACAATGGAGGAGTATAACGCAGCCCCAGTAATTGTGGGTAGTAAAAAAGTCTGGTTTCTTAATGGAGACCTAGTTCGTGTTTACCATATGAACAACTCCAATGGAATAATGTCTGTTTATAATATTATAAAAGACCAAATCGAAAGTTGTTTAGTTAGTGATTTTAAAAAAAATAGGGAACGAGCCTACACCGTAGGAGAGGCTGCAAGCCTCGTAAACAGGCATAAAAAATATATGCCAGCATTAATGCTAAAAGGCGTTATTCCCTTCCCTATGGGGTCACAGAAGGGCGGAGAGAGGGCTTGGCAGGTTCGTTCTTACTACTCCGAATCACAGGTAAGGGAAATTCGTGATATACTTGCTTCCTACCACCACGGTAGACCAAGAAAAGATAAACTAATAACCAACGATGTTACACCTACAAAACAAGAGTTGACAAGGCGTATGGGCGATGGTATACTGGTTTATACAAAGACAGAAGATGGCAGATTTGTGCCCATCTGGAATGAATCAATTTAATGTTCTTGAAAGGAACTGGGTATGAATAATGATGAGACTAAAGTTACAGTAGGGCTAGGCTATACGCTTAATCTTGGTAACTTCCAATCACTGCGTATTGACTTATCTGTATCAGATAACAAGCGTGAGGGTGAAAACATAACAGATGCATTTGAACGTGTGTATGCATTCGTTGAAACAAAGTTGGCTGAAAAGGTCAAGGAATCTCTAGACGAGGCTGACAATAAGTAATGGCTGAACGCAAAGACCGCATGGCTTTGCTTAGTCGCTACAGTAAACTCCATACTGCAAAGTACGAAGAAAAGCCTTCCCTAAATCTAAATGTAGAGCAATGGGCTGCTGATGCACTCATTGAGTCTTATGGCATGCCAGAGTGCTATGAACTACTCCAGTATTACTTTGATGTATCGGAAAATCCATCATGGAAATACTTTGCAAATTATGCAGACCACATTGTTTACAAACGTAAACAGGTACAACAAGACAACAAAGAACGAGCAGAACGTAGGCTCAAAGCGAAAGAGTGGCTAAGTGAATAATACAGAATCAAAACTAATCTCTGCTGTACTGGCAGACAAACAAGTACACGTTTTGCTACAGGCAAATGTTGACAATATCCTAAGAACCCACAATGACATCTGGACTTTTATCCGTAACTATTCGGAGACTAATGGAACTGTTCCACCAACATCCTTGGTTGTAGATAAGTTCCGTGACTTTATTCCAGTCGATGAAGTTGGTGCTACCAAGTATCACCTAGAAGAACTACAGGCAGAATTTCTAAATGATAGTCTTAAAGATGTTCTTAGAAGCACTGCTTCAGATGTTCAAGCAGGTCAGGGTACTAAGGCACTAGAAGACCTTATCCAGAAGACATCGGAACTAAAGAAGAATACAGCAGTTATTCGTGACATTGATGCCACTGATATTGATTCTGCTGTTGCCTACTTCGAAAACCTTGCTCGTCAGAATGAGTTAGGCTCGATTGGTATTAAGACTGGTTTGCCAGGATTTGACAACTATCTTCCTGCTGGTATTACTCCAGGACAGTTGGGTGTCTTCCTTGCTTATCCAGGAATCGGTAAGTCTTGGTTTGCTTTGTATATGGCAGTTCAAGCATGGAAGCAAGGTAAGTCACCACTAATCATTTCACTTGAAATGTCCGAGACTGAAGTTCGTAATCGTGTGTTCGCTATTATGGGTGAGGGTCTTTGGTCACATCGTAAACTCAGCAATGGTCAGGTAGAGATTGAAGACCTAAAGCGTTGGCACTCCAAGGAACTTCAGGGTAAACCAGAGTTCCACATTATCTCTAACGACAATGGTGGAGAAGTTACCCCATCAGTTATTCGTGGTAAGATTGACCAGTACAAGCCTGACCTAGTTATCGTGGACTACCTACAGTTGATGTCCCCTAACCAGAAGTCAGATAATGAGACTGTTCGTATGAAGAACCTTTCTCGTGAACTAAAGTTGATGGCTATCTCCGAAGAGATGCCAATCATCTCTATCTCGTCTGCTACGCCAGATGATGTTACTAAACTAGATACTGTTCCTACATTGGGACAAACTGCTTGGTCTCGTCAGATTGCTTACGATGCTGACTGGGTACTTGCTCTTGGTCGTGCCACTAACTCAGACATCCTAGAATGTGTATTCCGTAAGAACCGTAATGGCTTTATGGGTGAATTCTTGGTTCAGGTTGACTTTGATAAGGGCTACTATCGTTATAAGGATTTTGAAGATAACTAGTTATAATAGAGTGTGGAGAACATATATCACAGACCTATTAAGAACTTTACTTTTGACGGAATCATCAAGAATGATGCCGCAATAGGTAGACTTCGCTTAGAACTTGTGAGACTCAAAACACTTGAGATGTGTGAATTGGGGTATGTCCAAAGGCTTGACATAGACCCACAATTTACGATAAAATATAATAACGAAAAAGATTACTACGAATTTACATTAACAGTATATGGTACATACATAGGAAAGAATAAAGCATTATGGATAAAGGGAATAGACGGAACAGAAATGATTCCTACTCAAAAGAACAAATTAAGCGAGTTATCGCAGGGTCAGGCATCACAATCGAATCGGAAGTAGATTCTGATTACATTATCTTCTGTCCTTTTCACAACAACTATCGTTCACCTGCTGGTGAAGTAGATAAAAGTTCTGGTCTATTCTTTTGCTTCTCCTGCCAACATGTTTGCGACCTGCCATCCTTGATTATGCATACATCTGGTAGGACATACTTTGAATCTGTTCGTTACATCAAGTCTAAAGAAACTGAGATTGATTTGTCGTATCAAATTAACCAGACACTTGTAGAGAAGCCAGACTATGTTCCCTATGACGAGTTGCAGATTAAGAGATTAAATCAGCAAGCATTGGAATCCCCTAGAGCAACTAGATACTATGAAGGTAGATTGATTAGTGAATCATCTATCAAGAAGTTCCAACTAGGCTTTTCTGAGAAACAAGACATGGTAACTATACCTGTCCACTCTCCAGATGGAATTACTGTGGGCTTCGTTGGTCGTTCAATCGAGGGTAAAGAATTTAAGAATACTCCAGGACTACCAAAAGCAAAAACCTTGTTCAACTTGAATCGTGTAAAGACTGCTGGCAAAGTCTATGTAGTTGAATCATCATTTGATGCTATCCGTTTAGACCAGTGTGGTTTTCCTGCGGTAGCAACATTGGGTGCAAACGTATCCAATTTCCAAACAGACCTACTCATTAAGTATTTTAATAACGTTATTGTTATTGCAGATAACGATGAGGCTGGCGGTAACATGAAAGATAAGATAGTTGAACGTCTTGGCTCTCGTGTTACTGTTATCAAAATAGATAAACAATATAAGGATATTGGCGATATGTCTGATGAAGCAATTAAAAATATTGACGAATCGTTTGACAAAACCATCGCTAGTATGCTAAACTAGTATACCGCTAAGAAAACATAAGGAGAATATTATGAGCGTAATCAAAGGGCTAAAAGATATCGGTGCATTAATGGATAAGCCAAAATATGAAAACAATGGTCAGAAAGTTCGTTGGGTCAAGTTGGCTGACGGACAGTCTGCAAAGGTTCGTTTTATCGAGGAACTCGATACCGAATCAGCAAACTACAACGAGGCTCGTGGATTGTCTGTGGTAATCGCAGAACACACGAACCCAAAGGACTACAAGCGTAAAGCAGCATGTACAATCGATTCAGAAGGTCGTTGCTACGGTTGTGAAATGGGTCGTAAAGAACCAAAGGGCGGATGGCGTTCACGTCTTCGCTGGTATGGTAACGTCATCATTGATGATGGTACTGAAGCACCTTATGTGGCTGTTTGGTCACAAGGTATCTCAAAGCAGTCTGCTTTCGGAAATCTCCGTGAGTATGCAATTGAGACTGGTTCAATCTCGAACCTAGAGTGGAAGATTAAGCGTAACGGTCAGGGAACTGAAACTAACTACACTTTGCTTCCAACTAAGCCAGACACAGAACCTTTCAACTTCGATGGCATCGAGCCATTCAATCTTGAAAAGGTTGTTCGTGAAGTTGCTTATGCAGAGCAGGAGAATTTCTACTTCGGTTTTGATGCTCCATCTCTAACATCC